GTAATGCTCCTAATTGGTCATCTCCTAATACATCTTTTAAATTTATTGTATTGCCAAAGAATGTAATTCTATATGTATGAGGTATGTTTTTTTTTAAATCAACCCCTTCTAATTTTATATAGCCTTCTTTAAATGGTAGTGTATTTAATTCAATATATCCTTCTACTTTATTTCTTGCATCAAAACCACCTTGTATATCAAAATTGTAATAATGTTTAAATATCTTGTTATTTACTTTAGATGCAGGTAAGGAAAATGTTTTAGAAAACTCAGTAAAGATTTTACTAATGTCTTTTACGTTTTGTATTGTTTGTGTAAAAGATACAGTTTCATCTTTAAATAAATCTACCCTTTGTGTTCCTATATATAATTGGAGTTTTTGCATTTATCTAATGTTGTTTATTAAGTCAAATGCTTCTTCAAAATCTATTGTGTATTCAATTAACCTATCATTGACTGATGTTTTGAATTTCATACTAGAAGTTTTAACAGTTACAGGTATAGTTTCATCAGCAGCAGGGTTTTCTTTTTTTGGTCTTGTCATCCATACATACTCACTCAATAATAATTGCTCAAAAAACTGATTTGTATATTCAGGATAATAACCTGAACTTAAAGTATGCATTTGTTTACCTTGTGTATTAAATAGTTTATTAGGTGCATTATTTATTTCGTATTGAGCATATTCATCATCAGGATATTGTATTGTATTAGACTGATATTTTTCATTAGTTCTATTTAATGATGTAACTTCTTTTAAGAAAAACCATAAATCTTGCTGAACTCCATATCGGTTTATAAATGTTATTTTTCTACCTGAACCATATTTAGTACAATCAATTCTATTTATATAGCAAATATTTGAACCTTGATTTACTACTTGTGTGTCAGTACCACTATAAGAACTAACAGAATAAACCCCTGCACCTGTCATATAATGAACATACCCTGAAACACCATAAGGCACATATATATTCCATACTGCTGTGCCTGATGAATAATTTGCTGCTAATAAGTATTTATGATTTACAGTAAATGGAACTTCAGGATTTGAAGCTTCAGAAAAATATCCAAAGGCTTCCCATCCTACATCTGTATAATTAACAGTTGAACCCACTTGACTACCTGTTGCGTTTAATCCTGAATAGTTTTTTAGGTTAGTTGATATTAATACTGTATCTACTAAATAAGTAGATGAATAAGTTATATCTAAATAATCTCTAACAAGTTCTGAAATATCAAAATTGCAACCTGTACTTGGACTTACATTTTTAACAAGTGTATAACGTAAAACTGTATTTATTGTTATTGTGCATTCTACAGACTGAACTCCTGATGAGGGTACTTCTATAAATTTATATTGTGGGTTTCTTAATGCTATGTTTGCCATAATGTTTATTTTTCACCATATACCATTCGACTTTCTAAGTCTGATATAAATGCCTTTTTAAATTGTAATTCATATTTTTTTATTCCTGCTTCAAATGGTTTAGAAAAAAAGTATGTTGGTTTGATACCTGCTAAATATATACTTCTAGTTATTAGATATTGCATTGTCTTTCTTTTAAGAAATCTACCTTTTTTATCTCTGACACCTTTTATGCTTTTTTGAACAGTCCATTTATTTATTGCTGCCCTTAATCCTTTAGACTTCATTGCACCAAATTTATAAGGACTATTAGGTGCTTGTTGTTTACCATAGTGTTTTGAACCTGATGGTAAAGCATTAGGGTTTTTTCCTTTGACACCTTGATCTACAAATTGAGCATAATCTTCCATTAGGAATTCTACTAATAATGCTTCCTGGTCATCTGGGTCAATCTTATAGTCTAAGGTATTATACAAATTCCCTTTGTTTTTAGGATATGGTTTTGCTTTAGATAAATTAGATTTAGCTTGTTGTATGACATACTTAGCATACTTTTTCATTACAGCTTCTAAATTGTTGTACTCCATTAGCAGATATATATGTCATTATAAATTAACACTTCCATATTTGCAGACCATCCTGCTAGTTGATTTTCAAATCTATCATAGAATGGTTCTAGTGTAGGATCACTTTGTAGCTGATACATATCTCTATATAAATCACCCATTCTTAACTTTTGTATTAGTTTGTTTAATACCGATAATTGTGTGTTAAGAATATCCTGCTCATTGGCATTTCCTTTAAATCTGTCTATAGTTAATTCTTTAGATTGATCTACAATATCCATTGCTAAGACAGTAATATTAAATCTTAAAACTTGTTCCTGATCTACTACACTATTTACAATAATATGACCCATAGGAAATATATCTTGCTTGTTTAAATTAACATCTGTAATATCTCCTGTTGTTACTGTATTGATATTTTTATCTTCTAGCAACTGTTCTTTGATAGTTTCAGTTAATTGATAAAAACCCCTTATTCCTTGTTGGCTCATTTAAAATTCTTTTTAATTTGTTTTGCTTCTAATTCATTTTTGTCTTTCATAAATGACAACATCATTAAACAAGTGTGTACATTTAATTCGGTGATACTTTCAAATCTCGTAATATCTCCTTGAGCGAGTGAGTAAATTGATTGATACCAACCCCACTTTCTTCCAAAATTTGTTGATGCATCGAGCTGTCTATTTCCTGATTCTCCAAATAGTTCACCATAACTGTCGATAAATCTATCCCTAGTTGATACAAAAAAAAAATTGACCCCAGAACTATGTCCATAGAAATTTCATCTAAATTTTCTTTAGAATTTACATCATAATCTTTAATGATGTATTTATCTCCCATCTTGTTTTTTACAGGTCTATATAATACATTCATAGCAATTAACATATTATCCCAATCACCAATATATGTATCTAAGTCAATATATTCACCTAAAGAAATAGCATCAAAGTCTGGAACAATTCCATACTGAATATTATTCATAGTAAATGTTCTAATTAATTCTGGCTTAGAATCAAACATAGTATTTAAAATGTGTACTATTCTATCAGCATCAGACAGCTTTAATAATCTAACTGATTTAGCATCTAGATTGCAGAAGATTTCAATCATCTTACATTGCAAGAAATAAGCATCAGTATTGTTTTTCTGTATTTTTAGAAACTTCTGATACTGTTTCAGAGATATTTCTGCAAGACTGTTAGGAATAGTTAATTCAACTTTCATATATATATAACGTATTTAAAATGGATTTTTATAATACACTAATATAATAAAAAAAGGGCAGCCATTTCTGACCACCCTATCAATGTTGTAACTTTTCCCAAGTTATTATTACAACACCTTATTCATTTCTATTTTCTTGTGCATAATCCCATACTTGTGAGTGTATTGCATCATCAACCCAATCCCAATAAAAGTCTGTTATGTCCATTCCATTCAAAGTAACTTCTAGTATTTCTAAATCAGATTCAGGTGGATTAAAGTAATTGCCATCATCCCAATAATATTCATAAGAAATATTTAAATTATAGTTGGCTTCTTCTACATTGTATTCTCCTTTTATTTTCATAGTTCTAATTCTTTTAATTTTGTGTATTGATCTTTTAATTCCTGGAGTTCTAATCTAGCTGTATTTCTTTCAAATCTGAATTTACTAATCATCATATCTTTTGCCATAGCATCCTGCTGAAGTCTGATAATATAGAAAGTAATATCTAGGTATTTATTAATTAAATTGTTGAGGTCTTTATTGTCAGGTCTAGCCTTTTGCCATTCTTTTAATTTTTCTAAGACCACTATTGAATTACTTAAATATTCCAAGTTGTGTATGTTTTCTATTGCGTTCAATCTTTGTTATTTTTACATCTTCTACATAAAGATGACATTTCATATGAATAATGTCCAGATAAATTTAATTGCTGACAACAATTTTGACAATGATATTCTATAAAATCATATTTTAAATTATCTAAAACTTGTTCAAATGTCCAACCATATTCTTTAGCTGTAATAAAAATAAGTTTAATTAATTTAATATCTGTGTTATGTACGTTTTTCATTTAATTATATATTCAACTGCAATATATAACTATTCTAGTTATTAACAAAATATTTAATAACTTATTTATGAAATATAATATGTACCTCTATTTGGGTTCTGGAGTTGATAGCTTACTGCATACCTTATAGCATCTATGCAATGATTCCATTTATCTATTGGTGTGTTTGATTTACGTTCTAGCCAACAATAGTTGTTTAGTTCTTTAATAAGATTTATGCTGTTTGGCTCTATAATTAAATCATAGTCTTGTAGTAGTGAAATACCATAGGTAATTGATCCTTGACCTTTTATTGATTTTATTAGATTACATCCTTTTGCCTTAACCTCAGCTATCAATCTAGGTTCAGCAGAATCACCCACTATTAAATTAGTCTTTGCGTGTTTTAGGTTTAGTTGTGCAATCTGTGTTGTAGTTAGTTTAGGTAAATAAAAACATTCCTTTAGATAGATTATCTTATTAGTTGTGTCTATGTTGGTTTCTATCAATGTTGAACTGTCTGATGCAAATCCATAATCTTGACCAAATACTGAAACACCTACTTGTTTAAATTCTCCTATCTTCCAATTAGTAAATATCACACCCTCAGCTTTAGCTAACCAACCACCAAGCATTTGATGTCTATATTTTTCTGGTCTTCTTTTCTTGATATTCTCTATTTGAGTTAAATATGATTTAGATAGGTTTTCTAGATTGTCTAAGTATGTTGTGTGTATATATGTTGTGTTGTCTTTTGTTGTATTGCTACCATCCATCACACCTTTATCTTCAAAGAACCTGGAATATATCCAATGTTCCTTTGTAACAGGATTTAATATAAGTATTACTCTGTTTTGTTTTTTAAGGTTTCTAACAGACAAATCTATCTTGTCAAATATACTTTCATCCACTAGTTCTTCTGCTTCATCCATAACCCAAGTGCTAACATTAGTTAAAGACTTCAGGTTTGCTGTTTGATCTCCTGATGATGTTTTAATGCCTTTAAACAATATCTTACTGCCTGATAGTTTATTTATGATTTCATCTTTTGTAATATGGAAATGGTCTTGTATGTTTAAGGTTTCTATCTTGTCTATGAATTCAGGTATTATGGAAATATATGCAGATGCTAATGTAAACCTGGTAAATAGGATTGTGTGTCCTGCTTCATAGGTTAGCAGCACTAATTGTAGATTAATTGAAAAAGACTTCCCAGAACCTCTACCACCAGTTACAATAAAATATCTAGAAGGTGATTGTTGTATGGGTGCATACTTTTTATTTATATCTATCACTTAAATTTAATCAGGTCTTTAAAGTTTATATTAAAGCCTTCAGAAGAATTAATATCAACTGATTCTTTTGGCTTACCATATCTATAACCAAAGTATAATGACATTGCTCTAGAATCACCTTTTAAGACTTGCTGTCCTAGTGTTTTAATTACTTCATCATTATCAATTAGATTATCCATTTTTTCTATTAGCCTAACTTCATCAGCTTTTCTTGGTCTTCCAGAACCTTGTCTTGAACCACCATTGTTTTTTCTTTTATCCATAATTATATTGTTCTGAACCTTCTGCGACCATCCCATTGTATCTTTTTGCAATGACCTAATATATTAAGCCTGGACACTTTATGATTGTACACATCTCTAGTTTCATTTAATTGGCTATTGCCATTCTTGATTTCCATAATTGATATTTTATTGATTAATCAATCTTTACTATATAACGAATTTAAGAATTGATTTTATAAAACAGTTATTTATTTGTTTTTATTTTCTGCTTGTTTTTGAAGTGCAGCCAAACATCTCCAGGCACATTTTGCTAAGTGAGGTGTTCCATCAATATCTAATTCATCAGCTTGTAGAAGATGTCGCATTAGTGCATCTAGATCATCTGTGGATTTGTTTCTATCCCAATGTAATGGTTTATCAGGATGATGTTGTTTACTGCCTATATAAGACACCTTAGCGACTTCACATAGTGCATCAGGAAAATATTTAATTAATCCACTATATAAAGGAATCTGTTTTCTTTTCTTTTGGTCTTTTTCCATTATAGTACTTTTTGTTTCCATTCCCAAGCCTTCATAAGTCTTTTAATGTTTTCTTCAACATCAGCAGTTTTTTCTTTTGGAATATCTCTAACTAATTTCACTAGTGGTTCTTTTAGTTTTGTTTCACAGGAATTACATTTATTTTCTAAGTAGTGTATTCTATCTATTTCATCATAGTTTAAATCACTTTTGAATGTGAAGATGTTTTCTATTTCTTCAAGTTTTTTGTTGTGTTTTTTATACATCTTATATTGTCTTGTGCTATGCATAACTGTTGCGTGATCCATATCTTTTCCTTGTGATCTAAAGAATACTGCAATATTAGTCCATCTCATAAGTAATTTATTTCTTAAAATGGTTGCCAGGAGTGAACGATGTTCTACATATTTTCTTTGTCGTGTGTTTTTAAATATATCTAATCCTGAAAGTTCTTTTATCTTATTAGCAATTTCAATAGGCTTCAAATTCATCATTGTGTTCTTAATTTTAAAAGGTTATAACATTCTGTGTATTTCTGTCTTGCCTTGCCTTTATATTTTTCTTTAAATAATAAATATAGTTGTTTAGTGAATTGGTATTGTGTTTTACAGTCTTTAAAATATTTCTTTGCAAATGCTTTACCTTTTCCTTTAAAGTAGTTTACGTTGTCTGCTGTATCTCCTACTATGCATTGTTCATAGAAGTTGTATAATGCTTCTTCTTCTGATATGTTAATTATTTGTTTGTGTTTGTGGTGGTAATTATAAATCAAGCAGGGAAACTGTCTGTAATCTTTATCTATGCTGACAATCATTACTTCTTCTTTTCCAACTGTGTTGCTTATTTCATACCAGTATTTTGCCACTAGGTCATCTGTTTCAATACCATATCCAAATATACTGCTATATTGATGTTTAACATAGTTATGCATTTCGTGAAGAAGTGGTGGTAAATCTTGTTTTTTTCTATTAGCTTTATATTTAGAAGTAAGGATTTTTCTAAAGTTTCCTTTGCTACCATTAAATGTTATAATCTTGTCTATTTCAAATTGTTCTTCCAGGTCATTTACTATTTTCATAAACTGATGGTCAAACTTAATTTTAGCATCTTCTATGTCTTCATAGTATGGATGATCTTCAGGATTTTCTTTAGACCTGTAACAACTAGCAAATATTAAGCTGTCTGCATCAACAAGTAGAATCATTTTTTTATTTCTTTAAAAACCTTGTAATTGTTTTCTTGTAGAAATTCTATTGCTTCTTTAATTTTTTTTTCTTTAACTCTAAATGCGTTGAAGATTTCGTTTTCGAATGGGTGATTCATTTTTATTAATTTTACTTTTGATTTGTGTGTAGTTTATTTCTCTAAAATAATT